TCTCTATATGACTCATCACCACCTTTAAGAAGATTTTCCGCTTCTTTCTTTTTCTTCTTATACATTACCCTGTTATTATACATTTCTTCCATTAATTCTGATAAAAATGATTGCTTCTCTTTTGTATAGAATATTCCATTAGCCGCCATTGAAAGATTGTACTTTTTCAGAACACTTGTATTGATTTGGCGATTCAACAACTTTTCAACATTATTGGATGGGTGAACAATTCCTTTAACTTCGTCTGGAAGATCACGATAATTTACGATAGTTTCAGGCCCGATGTTGACCTGTTGTATAATGTGAGGATACAGGCTTTGTAAGTCATAGCTCACAACCCAATCATGCTTTCCCGCTTGTGTAGGGTGTACAAACGCCCCTTCAAACTCGCGTACCGGTGTATCTACCTGATTGAACAAGGGAGCAACATTCTTGTTATACAAATGCTTGGCAATAAACTGTTCCCACATTTTAGTGGTTGTTATTGTGTCTTGATAATTTGACAATGTTGTATATGCCAACGTAAACACCAGATCAAACAAACCAAGCTTCTTATCCAGATCATCAATGATTTCGCAATCCTGAATGTTGTAGGCAATGTAAAGATCAGGATCAACTTGCCACAACTCTTTCAAACTACCTGCAACGTGTGAGAAGTCTGTTTTACCCGCCACACCCTCTACCTGAGCTATTGTATCAAGCTTGTAGTTCTCTCTAGGGGTGTAGGTATGCTTTTTATAAACAAGCATGTAGTCGAGGTGTGGAAGCCCTACAATCTCATACTTGATAATAAGATTATTCCATTGGTTCATGGTTTCCCGTTCATAGATCAAACCGAACGGAGATAACCTATTCACCATAGCCTTTCCTAGAATCTTGCGCCCGCGCTCAATGATATATGGCATATCAAAATCTTCGCTGTTCCAGCCAGTGGTTAAGTCGTATTTCTTATCTTCTACGTGACGAATATAGGCTTCTACCATAGCCTCTTCTGTATCAAACTGAGTATGAACTACTTTACACGTTTTTGTAATGTTCGCGTATTTAGATTGATCAAAGGATTTCAAACCAAACGAATAGTGAACTTGTTCCCGAGTGTTCTTAATGTTGATCTGTTGAATCTGATACTTACATTCTTGTGGATTTGGGAATGTATCGTAATCGGTTTCAATGTCAGTAATACCAATATCAATTTGGTCACGTTTGAATTGTGGCGTTTGCCCCTCAAACATCTCTATGATAGCCTGATTCTCAAACAAGCGATTACCATAGATAACAGAACCACCCATCTCTGCGTAATCTTTACCGAAATATGCAGCATCTTTGATAGAGTCAAATGTTTTCTTCTTTAGTGGTTCGCCATAGATGGATTTGGTGACATCCTCATCATCTGTATCCGTTTGTTGATTAGGGAAGTATAAGCTTGGTTTGTAGTCATCCATAGTAGTTACGTATTTCTTCCCATTTTTGACGTATCGAAGAAGAATCTTGCTACCGCGCTTTTTGTAAAATGTGTAAAACATGTTATCGCTCAAAATATTACCTCTAGTTAGACTTAATAACTTATATATTCTACCACAAAAAAAGGGATACTCGCAAGCATCCCTTTGGTTTAATTTTTGTAGTTATGTTTAAAGAGCGATTTTCCAACTCATTCCATCAAAGTCATAAGACTGAGCGCCGTATGTTTTCATCATATCGTAACTAAGTTCTTTGATGAATGCACTTAGGTCATTCTTGTTGTTTGATGAATTAAAGAAAATTTCAATCCCCATCAAGTCATCAAAGAATGCATCGTTGTCGATATGGTCAATCCGAACCTGATATTCATCAGCATTACGTTGGATGTACTTCTCAACAGACTCAAGAGCCTCATCAATTACTGTTCTGGAACATGTTACCCAGTCATAGCTATCATTCCAATTTTGATCGCCTTCATCAAGGTCAAAATACTCTTCCAAAAGAGCAATCGCCATTTCTGAATTATCGAAACTACACTCTACCACCATTTTATCTGCGGAATCAAACAACTGAACAACTGTCTTGCATGTTTTTTGATCAAAACTTAGACTGTATCGCTCAGTCATCTCAACTATTTGTTCATCAACTTTATTGATCCAGTGATCAGATTCTACGTACTCAGTTAGTGTTAACATTGCGAAACCCCATTTTAGTATTTGTGTATAGACTATTTATGTAAGTAGGTTGTTGAACTTTCCAGCGTAAAATTCACCAACTTGTTTATCAAAAATGATATCACTAGGAGAAAGCTTAGTTGTGAGTGTAATGCCTTCCAAAGTCTTAACCCTAGAAAGTGCAACATACGTCATACCGTGAGCAAATGCCCTTGGAATGTTGATGATAGCTTTCTCAAGTGTGCATCCTTGGCTCTTATGTATTGTGATTGCATATCCATGCTTAATAGGGAACTGAATATAACTTGCTTTTTCTTCCATGTACAAATTACCCTCTGCATTGCGCTTATACTCAAATTCAGCCCAACGATAGGGAATAACTCTGTGTACGGTATCTTCATCAATCATTACTTCAATGAACGTTTTGCCCATTTCTGATACATAACCAATCTCACCATTTCTATAAGATTGATCATTGGCTGTGATCATAACCTTAGTACCAACTTTCAGTGCTAAGTAATCTGGTGCAGGACGCTCTCTAAAGCCCCCAAACAAGGTTCCTTTATAAACCTGCTCTACCCCCTCAAGTGACGAGTAAGCCTGTTCATTGATAGCCTGTGCGTCTTTGTTGGTGGTTGTTAAGAATGTAGCACCATCTTCAATATCATCTGGGTCAACTCCCTTCTTCATTTTGTAATCTAACAAACAGTTATCATTGAAGTAGTTAAGACTAGCTTTGTACCCATCAACTTTAGAGTGTATATTTTGCAAATGACCAATTAACTCTGCATCCGTTTGTCGAATGATATCTGTAAGTTCGATATGTGTTAAGTTTGCGGCAGACCATGCATCTGTGGTAAAGCAAAACGGGGAGCTAAATTCTTGATTAAATACATCTGCTTCACCACCTCTATTATTAACAACTGGTGACAACTGACCAAAATCACCAACGGCTATGATCTGCACACCACCGAACGGTACATTCTTCCTCTTAATCAATCTAAGCTTTTGATCCATAGCAGAAAAAACATCAGCCCGAACCATAGAAATCTCGTCACACACAATTGTCTTAATCAAGTCATCTTCAAAAAGCTCTTTTGTTTTCTTTGACACTTGATTACGTAGATATTCTGTACATACACCAATAGGTATACCAAACGTACTGTGGATTGTAGCGCCTTTGATATTAAGAGCCGCGATACCTGTTGGTGCTAAGAAAACTGCTCTTTCGCCAAGATTCTCTCTAAGAACATTCAATACATAAGACTTTCCTGTACCACCAAGACCACCCAAATGAACGTTCTTACCAGATGTAACAAGATCATACGCAAGTCTTTGTTTCTCATTAAACAATTCTATAGACATCAATTCTTCTCCGTGTAAAAAGTAAAAAAAGAGGGGTGATTAAACCCCTCTAGCATTCAACCAGCATAACCAGTTAGTGGATTGATTTTCTTTTCCTGTTTCTCAAACCTGAATCTATTATGTGTGGCACGAATCATAGCAGAATACCTAGCCATTGCAAACTGAGTTTGTTTGGTCAGGCTGTTGAGGATGTTAATCGCGCTATCATCCTTACCAGCAATCTTTCCAATGTACACAGAGTTTGCCATTTCACGATTCAACCAACCACCCTTCTTCACAGGCTTTTTGCGACGATATACCGGCTTTGCTTTCTTAGCCTGCCCATCGTTGGGGTGCTTACGCAAATGACGGTCTAGGCGCTTCTGACGCTGTTTGGTGTCATTGTATGCTGCAAAGTACCGCTTATCTGAATCACTCTTAGTTTTCTTGCTAGCTTTAGACATTTTTCACTACCTCTCAATATTGATTATATTTCAACTACGCTTTTTAACACCGATTGCATATTTCTGTGATGTTGTCCATTCATCTTTTTCGCTGTGCTTAATAACCTTGACCATAGATGACTTTCCCATGGGTGTTAGTTCAGACTCACTAACCATCTTAACCAGTTCCCAGTCAACCATCATTTGTACAATTCGATTACGCCTTGCAATATCCCCCTCTGAAATTGTGGATTCGCGACCATCCAAGCCAAAAAGTTCTTTGAAATGACAGAGATAGTATTTACCTTGCTTATGTAGAATGTGAACACTTTGAAACAGCTTCTTTTCATTCTTAGCAGGGACACCCATTCGTGTCAAGGTTTCTTTTGCTTTTCGAAACCCGTCATCACCATCTACTTCAATTTCTACCATGTTATTGATCACTGATTCAATATGACTCATTTCTTCAATCCCCCAACTTCATATGTATTTTTTAGTGCTTTGATGTTTTCATCGGTCATCAGTTCAAGGTACTGTTTTGCGTGAACTCGATTTACCTTGTAATGCTTTATAATGAGATTCAAAACAGCCTCATCTTCTTTGTCTGCCTTGGCCCATTTTCCGTATCGCTTCTTTCGACTCAGTACATAGAAGTAGAAATCGTGTTGCAACAGCTTATTCAATTCAGGATACTTATTCATCTCATTAGCATACATGATTGAATCAGGGTGTTGACTCATTGCACGATTAACAATGAACGATTCATACTTAGATTTTGTTTGTTCTGTATATAGGTATTCTTTTGTAAAGCCTATATCGTTCACAAAATCAAAAACGCTCTTTACCTCACTCATAAGAAATCGACTTCCATCATGATCTGTGTTGCTAATGCACAAATGTGAATCTCTTTGTCTGGAACCACACTGTCATAGCGTTGGTAGTCGCCAATGGTAATCACCGCCTGTGGCACTGACGAAGGCTCTACAAAGTTTTTCAACTCAGCGTATAGCATTGTATAGGTATTGGTAAGATCGTTCTTGGCGTTCTCTGCACACCATTGTCGAACATCTTTAAACTTCTTACCCTTCATAGCCAGAACCAGCTTCTCAATACTCATCTCTTCGATGTTTAAAAGAATGCCTTCATCAATCTCACCCGCTTTTGAGTATTGCTGAATCTGATTCAGAATACGGCGGTTGTCTGGATAGAACTTCTGTACCAGCTTAACCACAACTCGCTTGTCAAAAGGAATCTGCTCAAAATCTAAAATGGCAGAAACACGTTTGAACATCTGAGCCTGCATCTTCATTGATTCTTCTTTGGTCACACCAA